AATATTACCGTCTATAGCTATGATGGTGAAACTCGGGAATATATTTCCACTTCAAATGAATATCTTGCCGTTGGTGTTGGTATCCCGGCATATTCCTGTCTGGATGAACCTGGTATACATAAGGCTGGTTATGCAATCTGTCGTTCGGCAGATTTAAACTCATGGGAATATGTGCCAGACCATCGCGGTGAAGTTGTCTATAACACCGAAACGGGAGAATCAAAAGAAATCACAGCTCCGGGTGATTACCCTGAAAATACAACCACTATCGCCCCGTTAACGCCATACGATAAATGGGATGGTGAGAAATGGGTGACGGATACCGAGGCACAGCATAGCGCCGCAGTAGACGCAGCAGAAGCACAGCGCCAGTCGCTGATGGATACTGCAATGGCTTCCATTAGTCTGATTCAGTTGAAATTACAGGCCGGACGGAAGTTGACGCCGGCAGAAACAACCCGACTTAACGCCGTGCTGGATTACATTGATGCGGTGACGGCAACAGATACCAGCACCGCGCCTGATGTCATCTGGCCTGAGCTGCCGGAGGCGTAGGCCATTCAATATCTGGTGCACTGGAGGTATCAACCAGCTCCAGTGCATCCAGATAATCCAGCCACAAATTATATTGCGCCAGTTCCTCACCTTTCAGACGACCAATAGCGGCTTTACCGGGCCATTGCTTACTGTTCATGTATTCGTTGGCCTGGTTAATTAGTAGCTGTCTTTCTGATTCAGTAATTTCAATAAGCTCTTCATGCGTGGGTGGAGGAATATCTGCCCACGCAGGCAGCCCATCATCTCCGGCAATACGGATTTTTCCTTGTGGCGGTTCAGCCATAAACTCACTGATAATATTCTGATTTACTTCCTTAGCGTCTGATAAATCCCATCCCTCTGATTTATATTTATCAATCATATCCACAGGGAAAAAAGCATTATGCCTTGCGCTATAAACATATTCGTTCATATAAATCACCCTGAATAAAATTACTCACCAACAGCCCACCAACTGTAATTCATCGATACCGTGTCGCTGGTTGATGACGTTCTGTAAGCAGAATTAAAACCGGTTAATGTTGGGCCTTCTGCGGTCATCACGAATCCCCGCCCAGCACCTAAAGGCGCACCACCATCACCAGAATGAGTAAGCATGGCGCAGTCCACTTTTTTAGGAAAAGGGATGCTGAATGTAATTCTCATTGTTTGCGTCGATAATGTCGGCGTAACCGCACCACGACCATATTGCAGGATTTTCCCGTTGGGTAATTTCATCCATCCATCACCACTGGCAAAAGAGGCCATGTCCGGTATCTGATTTTCCCCTGTCCCTACATCCCGTTTTGCCGCTTCTCCCAAACCAAGATTTTCGAGAGCCGTTTTCACGGTGCCATCCGATTTGATATCGCCAAACGGATTTGAGCGACTCAGTAACAGCGCTTTTAGTGCTGTTAATAACTGGTTTTGTTTAGAAGGATCAACATTAATACCGGCAGCGTTCAGGACAGTAATAAGCTCCGACTGCGCATCTCTGACAGCCCCCTGCACGTTATTCAGATGCTCAGCATCAACAATGGTCCCCAGCTCACCTGTGAGCGGATTACCATCATGGAAAAGATTATCCGGCGTCTGCACCGGTGGCATTAAGGGCCGCATTATTCATTCTCCTGATATGCGAAGTAGCAAAATGTATGGGCTGGTTTGAGATCACGGAAGACGTCTTCAATAATCGGATCACCAAACGTTGTCAGGCGCTCACCTGCAGCTGAACTGCCTGAGCGAAAGCGATAGGATTGAGTTCCTGAGTTCTGAATATTGACGCGCCAGACCCAGATAATGTCTTCAACCCAGAGGCGATCACCGGCGCGGCCAACTCCCGCCCTGAAAGGTTGCGGTTCATCAATTGTGATGATGTAGCCAAGGTTGCTTGCCAACTGAGTAAAGTACGGAATACTGAGACCACCGACTTCAGCCAGTTTAGCCAGTACACGCTGCTGGCGTTGCTGGTATGTCGCACCTTCAGCAGGAGTAAGGTCCAGGACGCGTTCCCAGTCATACAAAAGGCTGCGTGCATAAAATGGAGTAACTCCACCTTCAACAAGCCCTGCAGACGCATCGAGAGTCTCAAAAACACCTGATTCAGATCGCAATGATGCATCAAGCAGAGGCTGGCCCGGGCTGTACGAAACAAGTGGCAGCAGACGATTTAACAGCGTGAAGTAGCTCATAGCAGCTCTACCTCAACGTTTCCTAATTTGAGCCATTCGACTTTCGTGGCATCGATTATCGGTTGAATATTTGCCGATGGTGTAACGATGTCATAGTCGGTAATACCCGGAATTAGAGAAATCAATGTCCCCGCCTGGCTGCGAATAAAAGCCACTCCAGGCTCTCGGCGCGAGTCATCGTCCTCCAGCGTTCCGGCGACAGCCTGTTTGGCTGCTGCGAGGGTGATGCCCTCCAGTGATACCTTCACGAGGACGTCAAATGTACGGATGACAGGTATGAGCACCAGCGTGTTTTTTGCTGTAACAGGCCGGACATCGTCAATGTGAGCCTGCACCCTGTCGATCACATCCTGAGATGGCAGCCCACCTGCAGACGTGATCACAACATCAACGGTACCCGGCCCCCGCCGCAAAGGGTAAACATATGCGGCGGATACGCCTGATACCTCAAGCGCCCAGCGTTTGTAATCATATTTATTGCCGCCTGCAGGAGGTCGGCGGATGATTTCAAGCAGACGAGCAAGCAGCTCTGCATCCGTTTCCTCATCTGTTCCGCCAGTCATCAGGCCTACTGTCACTGTGCTGTCAAACCCATCAGGTGTTGTGGTCAGTGTGGCCGATGTGACGGAAGTGGTGTTACCAGTGGTTCCGGCCAGAGAAGACACTGCGTTTACCGATGATTTTCCATCTGACCCGACAATAATATCTTCGGTTGTTGTCCACGAAACACTGTCGCGTTTGAACACAAGACCGGCAGCGGCCACCGCTCCTGGTTCGCCGGTAAACGTGGCAGGCCCGGAGGCGCTGTTGGCTGCTTTTTTGCTTAAACCACGTAAACGGGCGTGCAGATAGAGGAATTCCGAATCAGCAGTATCCGGAAAGATCTGACGGACTATCCATCCCTGATGCTGATAAAGCCCCTCGGCAACACTGGCTACACTCGATGCCCGGATGTACCAGTCGCTGTCCGGGCCCAGCGTATCATCTGACAACTGCAGGAGATTTTTGATATCCCGCAGAATGTCAGTGCGTATTTGCGCGGCATTTTTGGTAATGAATGGCATCAGCTGACCTTAACCGGATATTTCCAGGTCTGCGGCGTTCCGCTCGCAGACGTGACGGTGATATGAAGCAGCATCCAGCCTTTTTGCCAGTGCTCTGCAGTAACGGAAATGGACTGGGCGCGACCGTCGTCAATAATCGGTTGCAGGGCCTGCCGCGAATACTGCACCGCGAGTTGTTGAACGCGAGACACATCCTTTTCGCGGCGGAGTGTATGCAAAAGAGAGCCCAGAGTTGGATCAGCCCACCATGAGCCAAGGGGCGTCATCAGCCGTAAGTAGACGGCATTCGCTAAAGAGTCTGAGCTGTCGCCGGTATAATCGCCGGTCGTTGGATCAATCAACATTTCCATGCCGTAATACTACCGGCATGGAAATTTAAATTATCGGTGAAGGGGTTCAGTGGGTATTGCTTTTGAAGGAGAACTTACGTTACCACAAATTACATTTGCTGATTAGGTTTCTGCGTTGTGCCTGCATCACCGCCGTGGTCGTGGTCGTGACCGTCATAAGTCTCACGCATGGTGTTCAGCGTAGACTTGCCGTCAGCGACTTCATTACTGCCTTTCAGCAATGGTGTATCAAAATCTGCCCGCTCTGAGGCTGTGGTTTTATACGTTTTGGTATTAACAATATGTTGTTCGGTATTCACCGTGTGCTTTTTAGTATTAACGATATATTCATCGCAGTTTACTTCAATTATTTTTCCGCGCTTCAGAATAATGTTGCTTCCTTCATCCGAATAAATGGCAAGCTCACCACTTTTCAGGCTCTTTAGCCTGTATGCAGCGTGTTCCGTGGCAATCACCACGCTATGACTGGTGCGCCCGTTAAGCGGGAGCACAATGGCTTTAGTCCCCCTGGGCGGGTTGGATGTAAAACCGTACTGCTGAAACATCTCCACATCCTGCAAAGACTCAGTGGCCAGACCTTTACCCTGAATGGTCTGAATATCACCACCGCTGTTAACCCTTATTAAAACGCCCCTGAAGGCCTTTCTTATACGGTTTAACGCCGTGTTAATACGAGAGTCAATTTTGTTCCACATCGATAATCTCCAGCTCTTTATTTACTTTGGCGCGACGCTTACGTGATTTGCGTTTTTTCGGATAAGCATCCGGTATCCATATTCCATCCTCTTTGAGCCGCAGGGTGGTAATGGTGTTGTCTGGACGACCACCTGAAAACTCTCTTCCCATGAGGAAGTAAATGTCATCAATGCCATGTGGCTCGCTTCGGACACGAATACGCTGGCCCGGTTGCCATAACTGACCGTTCTCCATGCGATGGCCTTTAACAATTACTGTCAGATCAAACCCGTTCAGACGGGCGTCAGCCATGGCCTTTCTCGCGCGATAATCAACCTGCGCCTGATTATCAGCATCACCAGCAACCATAATCTGCGGACGATAGAAAGGTACGGTACTGTCGCGAACGGTACTACGTAAGCCATGAAAGCCATTCTCTGCAGAGCCGGTGCTGTCATAAATTGCGTCGGCATCATCATCGTCTTCAGCCTCAGCGCTCTGATCATCAACGTCAATAACTTCCAGTCTTCCTGACTTTTTCCCCTGGCCGTGTCCCTGTGCCAGCATTGTCAGTTCAGAGAACGCACCGGTAATGGATGACCGGTCACTGAGATCGAGGACATTATTTCCCCGACCGTCACGATTCAGAACAAGCGTGGCTACAGGGTCTTTTGTGTAATCCGGCCCTCCAATTACCAGCGTGCCATCTGGCTCAAACCATGGCCATAACCCGCGTGCAGCAGCTGCACGCTCAAGGGTATCCCACGCACGTTCTCCGGGCTCCACGCTGACCTTGTCATTACGCAGGGATGACTCAGCCTCGATGCGGATGTTCGTTATCCCCAGCGGTCTGACAACCTGGGCGATCACCTCTTCAAGACTGAGCTGGCGGGAGGTAAAAACGGGTGAAGCGCAGTCAACAAGCACGGCTGCACCATCGCGACCGGAAAGAGATAAAGAAACCTGCTGACGGGATACCCGGCGCTGAACCACATCCACCCGACCGGACATGACAACATCATTACCCACCCTGACCAGCACCGGCACACCACGTTTAATGGCCGGAGGGAAAATACCATCAGGCAGCCCAAGCGTTACGCTCCATGCATCGGAGGGGATCAGAAAATCGGAGTCAATCTGATAGCGGCTCCATGCACTATGGATTTTGCCATCAATAACCAGGCTCACTGTATTCTGCGAATCTTTATCTTGAGTAGGCATTCAGAACGTCACCGGCTTTGATATTGTTAGGATTACGTAGTGTCGGATTGAGACGCAGCAACTCGGCGGCGCGCGTGTAGTCCTCATACCACAGGTGGGCCAGCAAATGCAGGTTTGTGTCGGACAATACCACTCGCGTAGTCAGTGGTGGTCTGCTGGTAATAACCGCTGAGCCCAGCTCCTGAACGGTCAGGGCGATATCCTTGAGACCTTCAACCACGGGTTGCCAGGTCACGCCACCAGGTGTTTCACCGGCACTCAGGTTTTGCGTATCAGCAGCAAAGGTGTCCCGCGTCTGGTCGATTGCCTCCTGAATGGCCGTCCTGGTGTCGTTGGTGATCTGCTCAATATCAACGGGAGACAGAATATCGCTGATGCTGCTGTCACTGAGTATGTCGGAAGCATCAAGTGCCAGCTGGATTGCAACCTGAGTTTTTACCGCCGTTACCAGCTCGGTAATATCCGAGGTTGATGAGCCTGCCGGAACGGCAACAGCAACCGTTTTTTTCCCGGTCACTATCTGCTGAGGTAATGCGGCCACATCCTGCAGATTGTTACGGCCATTCTTCCAGTCGGCCATCACGATGCCTGCTGTGCCGGAAACGTCTGAGGACTGTGAATAGCTTCCTGGATTATTACTGACACTTGATTTGGACTGAAACGACGTCAGACTCAGCGCACTCTGCAGGTCATTCATGAACGATTTTGGGTAATTAACAAAATCCGAGGTGGTACTGACAAATCCCGTCAGTTCCCCCTTAAGCACGGTCACCATATTCAGCGTCGTGGTTGCCAGCGATTTCGCTTTTTTCATCCACTTTTTCGCTGTACGCAGAGGCGAGAGAATATTGTCGATGGCCGTCTGGGCTTTCTCCAGAGCGGATTGCGCCTGGTTGAAAACGATATCAGCTTTCGACAGCGGGAAATCGCTGCCAAAGAAAGGCAGATTAAGTCCCCCCTGGATAAAGACCACTTCGACAACGCAGTAATCAACGTTCTCCGCTTCATGCGATGCCTGATACTCAATGCACTGCATGCCCGTCATGGAGCCGAAAACGGGATGAATTAATTCTGCGCTACCGCGAGTATCCAGTGCGGCCAGAAACGCCTGCAGCCGCACATCATAATCATCACCCCAGAAAAGGACTGTCATCCGCAGGTTACGAGGCTTGCGGCCAAGATCATCAACATCACCACCGTCGACATAGGGATACTCATACGTCGCAATGTCGCGACTGGCGCTGTCACGGGTATTAACCACATCAAAGCGGACGCCCCTGAATGAGGCATCCTGTAATGAATCTTCCCAGCTCACTGCGGGCCTCCTGTTGAGCCGCGAACGGATTGTTCGCCGTTGTATTCATTAACAGCTGATGCAATTTCACGTCCGTCTAATACCAGCTTTGTGGTGAGGTTAATTGGTTGTGATTTTTGTTGCTGCTGGGGCAGCAGATAAGACGATACGCCTGTGGTTGCTGGTGTGTTTTGACCCATAGTGGCCGGTGAACTCCACCATGATTTGATCTCATCCACGGCATCCAGCAATCCGGGGCGGGCTTTTACTGCATCCAGCATGCGTGCTGACTCACTGGAATAATTGTCGACCTTGAGTCTCGCACGCGCATCAGCATCGCCTCGCTCAACATGAACGAGCGGCGCATCCTGCATGCCCTGGTAGAGTGCCAGCGGAGCAGCAACGCGCCCCAGAACTTTACCTGCACCACCCCGGATAGCGGACCAGGTGCGCCCCAGAGCAGTACCGCCAGCAGACGGAACTCCCCCTGCAGGAGAACCAGGCATTTTTATTCCGCCCCCCGTCAGGAAATTGAGCCCGGCAAAAGCTACAGCCGCTGCTGTCATGGCTTTAATGCCAGTGGTGGCACCTGCAATCGCAGTGGTTAGCCCCGGATACTCACCAGCATATTTGGTTAATTTTTCTGAAATGTCACCCAGTGCATCAGATAAAGGGGCAATGGAATCCATTGCAGCAAAGTCCTGTTCGTTTTTTAACTGCCCAGTTTTATATCCCGGCTGTTCTGACATTAAAGCAAAGTTGATGTTACCGGCAGTATTACCAACTGGTAAATTACGTTGTGAATTCGCCCCTGAAATTACGTCTTGGGTGTATTTTTTATTCCCTCTATACCCTAATAGAGCTAATAGCGCCTGCTGGTCAGCAATAATTTTACCTATACCAGAACCTTCAAGAATCCTTGCTTGCGAACTAATTATATTTTTACGTTCACTTTCCGGTGCTGTTTTGAGTTTATCTTCAAGTTTTTTATATGCTGGATTTGAAGCCACAATTTTATCAACAATCGTGTTAAAAGCTTCTAGAGGATTTATACCGTTACCAACAGCTTTTGCAAGACTTCCAGAGAGGTCAATTCCTTTACCGCTGGGTAGTTTAATCCGTGCTGCAGCGTTAGCAGCATCCTGACTATTCAGCTTTAGCAATAAATTATTAAGGTTATTACCGGCCTCGTCCGGTGAACCTGATGTAATAGCTGACGCCTGGTTCCAGCCAAGCAAGACGGCAAAATCATCAAGACCTTTCATACCGACATTGCCAGCACTGGCAAGCTGCTTAGGAAGCCACTTAGCCATATCTTTCAATTCAAAAGAGCCACTTTGCCCAGCGCTAATTGCCATATTAAGTGCAGACTCAAGCTCACCGTCTTTTATGCCAAACGATTGTTTTAATTTTATGGCAATATTTGCCAAATCTTCTGGAGCTGCGCCAGTGGCTGTGGAATATTTTTGAATTAAAGGTAGCATCACCTTTGCTGACGGCATATCAACAGCCCCTGAAGCCAGCATTGTATCAAGGGTATCAGCTGCTGATTCTTTTGTTCCGCCGCCAGCACGAACAGCCTGGCGAACCATCGAATCCATCTCCACCATTCCTTTTCTGCGACCTTGCAGCCCTTCATCGGCATAAGCAGTATTGGCCATCATTGCAAGTCGCTGGCGATAGTCCATCTGTTTAGATACTGGTGTTGATAATACGGCCCCTGCAGCAGCAATCCCGCCAGCAACTGCAGCAACGCTGGAACCAGCAGCACGAAAGCGCTGCATGCGCGTCATTGAGTCATTCACGCCACCAAGTTCAGTCCGCAGCGTTTTGACCCTGTCAGTCATGGCCCTGAAAGCCCGATTCTGCTCATTCGCGGACAGCATGCCTGTGCGGGTAAGGCGGTTGTAGGCCGCCATGGTCTGCTGTATTTCACGCTGAATATCGCGCTCAGAACGAATACCAAGGGTAGATCGCGCCGAGCTGGCGCGACGGTATTCCTCAATCAGAGAACGGGAGGCACGAATCGCTGTGGTTGAGTTCTGCTGGCGGGATTTCGCCAGCTCGTCATCGGTCTTTTGCGCCGCTTTGGTATCACGGCTGATGCCCTGCAGTGCCTGCTTAAGCACTTTAGAGCCGGTATCACGGGCAAGCAGCTGCAGCGCCAGTTGTAAGTTACGCGCCATGGATTATCTCCGTTTGCCGACTTTCTTCCGGCGTTGCGATTTGACAGTGCGGGTTGTACGGGTGGTGGTTTGCCCGGTTTTCTTTCCATGTAACCGGGCAAGCGCTTCGGTGTAGCCGTCGAGTTCCGTTCGGGTCATGCTTCCTATTTGTTGTTCACTGATCCCGTATCGCCCGAGGGCAAGGACGAGGGTTCGGTACCCGGTGAGCTTTTGTTCAAATCCATCCGCTTTTTTTTAATGGCTTCAATCTGAGCATCGATGAGATCGAAATCATCATCATTCAGTTCGTTAAGTAACAGCTCTGCCGTGATTTCTTCCTTCTGCAGGTCTCCGAGGGAAGTAATTGCACACGCCATCACCGCAACGCGGTAATACATGTTTGCGGCTGCACCTTCGGTAGTGCCGCAGGCTTCATCGGTTGCCCGCAGCGCTTCAATGGTATCGCTCACCACAGGCAGCCTGACGGCAAAGTCAAAATGGACTTTATCACCGCATTTAACGCCATATAAAAGTTGCTGCTTTTCCATTTATTCCTCCACCCGACGAAGCGCATTCATGGTGATATCGCGCTTCGCTTCGTTGTCGACGGTATACTGAGCCCCGACCTGAGTGCTGAAACAGTCCAGGTAAGAAACACGTTTACCGCTGCTGTTAAGTGGATACAGGGTGATTTTCGCACCTTCAATACCGCCCCAGTTCAGGTCGCCGGATTCCGGGATAACTACCGTAACGGTCAGCTGGATCTCTTCAATGCCACGGGAAAAACCTTTGGCACGTCCCGTTTTGTTCATCGTCTTAACCAGCTTGCGTCCAGTGGTCACATCTTCCTTGAGGTCAGTCACTTCAATTTCCTGGCCGTCGACTTCCATGACGATCGCGCCAACATATTCTTCAAGGGCCATTATGGTTTACTCCTCAGAGCAGCAAATCAATTCGACCGGCAAAGACGTGCAGGCCATTCACAACATCCGCAGGGATGCGACCGTTCAGCTGGTTAACATCCTGCAGATCGCGCTCTACAATAAGTCCGTTTTTGTTGGCATCCACCTCCTCGACAATCTCCAGCTCCTCCAGCTTGTAAAGCACATCAAGCAGTTCACTGCGCACCTTCGGAGGTGTTCTTGAGCTGAGCTTGTCGCGCGGGAATCGCAGAGCGATGCGTTCACGGCAGGCCTTGCGCACATAGTCCAGCGTTCGGATGGTGGTGATATCCAGCAGCGCCACATCATCCACGCCCTGGGCGTTTTTGGTGTAGGTGCTGATCGCGCGAACGATTTGCACTTTGTCACCGGGGCCAATCTCAAACGGCGTAAGACCATTCCGCAGGGCGTTCTCCTGCTCAGTTCGCCCTGGCTGACTCTCTACTGCAGTCACGTCCAGCGTGCTCATCGCAAGGGTGTTCAGCGGGCGTGCCGGGTCCTCTTCACTGGCGATAACAGCAGCATAGGCAGCGGCGATCTGCGCCGGTGTTTTTACCGAACCGCTATGCCAGCCCAGCGTGATACGTCCGTCATTAAGTGAAGCTGCCAGTGCAATGCCGGTGGAAAGCGACTTGCGCCACCCACCCACACCGATTGCGCCGCGCTGTTCCATCGCATTGCTGACGTTTGTCAGATGGTTACGCAGCGCCGTCATCGCCTCCTGGGTGGAGAACGGACAAACAACAATGTTATGACCTGCTGAGAACGCCGCTGCCAGCGCTGGCGTAATATCCGGATCAACATTGCCGCCTGCAAGCGTGGTGGTCGCCGCTGTGATACCCGCTGCCGTTACGCCGGAAGAGACAATAATGTCGTTACCAACCGCCCCTTTATGGCGGCAGGTCAGGGTCACTTCCCCCGCGTTTGCTGTTGCCGTCACTGGCAACCCGTCTTTCTGGGTAATCAGTTCCGTCAGCGCTGCCGCAATGGTCTCCGCCGTATCTGCTGCCGAAATACCGACATCAATACGGGTACCATTAATGGTCACGCTCAGCTTCCCGCCGGAAGATGCTGTGCCGGTCAGGGCGATTTTGCCCGTCGCGGCTGTTGCAGTGGCCGCATCGCTGACCCCGACGATCTGCAGCTGCAGATAGGGGTAGGCACCGATGGCCGCTGTGGCCATCAGATGCGCCAGCGAGCCACGGCCAAAGTACGTCGCAGCTTCTTCATCAGAGAAAACAGACTGAATGACAAGCGGTGCAGACAAACCGGAGGCCAGCATTGGCGCAATCATCAGCACCTTCTGGGTGTTACCTGGCAGGGTACGAACGGCCAGGCGGGTGTTGAACTCAATATACTGACCCGGCTTGCGGTTCGTACCGATAGTGTCAAAGCTGATATTAGGACTGCTCACCGTTCACCTCCGCGCTGGGCTCGCTGCTTTTGCTTTTGGTGTTCTTGTCACTGCTGGTGACAATAATCAGATCACCGGCCATTACCTGACGCTGGTAATAAGCGGTGTTCTCCACCTCAAGGGGTTCCGCATCAGTAATGTAGCGGCGCGCATTATCTTCGCGCGGCACGCTCAACCCTCTGGCGGCTTTTACTTTAATTTTGCTCATGACTGATAATGTCCTCTGCTGCATTGTCTTTATCAGGCTGCTTAAGATCGTAACTGAGTCGGGTTCTCAGCCATGCCGGGTCATCGTCGGTAGTGGCACCGCCATAAATCCGGAACATATGGTCAGCATGGTCTTCCGGCGCAGCCGTGAGCGGGTAACGCCCGTTCTCCAGCGCCGACTCAATCCACTTTGTGTCGAACTCACAGGCAAAAACGGAAAATGCCTGAGATTCTATCTGGGTGTTGAAGAGCGTGCGCACGCGACCAGGGCTGAGCGGGTCGATTTTGATACCCGTATCGGCCATATCCTGACCCGACAGCAGACGACGAACGGCGGCGACCAGAATATACGTCCCCACCTCCTGCACATGCGGCCCCCCCATTCGGGCCGCTTCTTCACTGCGCAGGCTGCGCTCGCCAACCACCACGACAAAGCGACCGTGGGTGACAAACCGTTGCCGTGCTGTGCTGTACGGCTCGGTTTTTTGTACCCCGCCGAAGGTCACCCAGACCGCAGGGAGCTGGCGCAGCACCTCCGCAGGTTCGCCGTCCAGCTCGCCGCCGTAGGAGCGCACGTTCTTCACCATACGCCCCATACCTTTACGAAGGCGCTCCACGATGGCTTTTTCGATATCCGTAATCACCATCAGAAACTTCCTCCACCAGTCTGGTCACGCCCGAAGACGCGACCACCAGACACCATCCGCGCACCGGTTCCGCTTTTCACCACTTCCCCCGTCGTCGTGCGGCCCAGATTGATTCGCCCGGATGCAACTTTTTCCAGGTAACGAACGGTGTCTTCATACCGCTCGCGGATTTCATCTGTCATCTGGGTCTCAGAGCCGCACAGAAGGTAGCGGGCGATGTTGCAGCAGCGACCGACGAGAACACGGGGCTCATCAGCCCAGGGCACCGGATAGCGACCGCAGAGATAACCGTCGATTTCAGCGCTGGCCTGAATGAGTGCGCCGTTCAGCACATCATCGTCAATCTGCCCGGTATAGCTGCGGTCGGTGAGCGACACGCACTCACGCTCACCAAACGCCCTGACCATGTCCTCACGGTTCGCGTACATGGCTTACCCCTTCGCCTTTTTGTCCGGGGTTTGCGAACCGGCCTTCAGCGAATCCAGCTCCTGACGCAGTGCATTGCGTTCAGTTTCCAGTTCTGCGATGGTGCTGTTTGCACTGGTTAGCTGCTGCTTAAGTGCATCACCATCCTGATTGAGCTGCAGAACCGTCGCCTCCAGTTCGCTGATGCGTACCTTAAGGCCGTCACGCTCAGCGATCAGGGCGGAAACAGCATCATCACCCCCTGAGATTTCAGGCACATCCTGCAGGCGGACCACAATCAGATTGGGATCGTTTTCCAGAATCTGGAGTTCGCTGTCGCTGAACTGGTCATCCGGCCAGGTGACAGTATTCGCGCTGTGGGCGATGCCGAGACGGCGAAAACCGTTACGGCGGGCAGTGATTTGAATCGGCATTATGCGTCCTCCCCGGTAGAGCCATACGCCATCTGCCAGAAGCCGTAGCCACCGTTTGCACGTGCTTCAGCACCGAAGAGAAACTTCTTACGCATCATCACGTTGTCAGAGTTGTAGTCGGTCTGCTCAACAAAGACTGGTTTCTTACGCTCCTGGTAAATCAGGGGCTTCACGGGCTTGGTGTTATCCAGAAGGAACCAGGCGGTATCAGACGTCAGCTCAGGGACAACCATAACCTCAGCCGTCCCCTTGTAAGGGTTTGGCGTATTGTCCGGGAAGCGGTCAGCCGTCATCAGGTAGTTGGCATCATCTTCAAGAGCCGGAGGCACAACCAGGATGGTCGGGCGAATTTTCAGGGATGCGCCTTCATCATCCTTCAGGCTGCGCATGGCGGTTCGTGCAGCGCCGTAACTTGCTTTTGCTGCGGCAAGCGAGGTGACGGCAAGCTTTTTCGTGCCTTTGTTAGAGACCGACTTGCCACCGGAAAGGTGGTCGGTATCAAAGAAGGGCTGACCATCGTAGCAAAGGTTGGTGAAGCCGTTGTTCAGGAGTGCAAAGACGATATCGGCTGGCAGTTCGGCAGCGGACTGGCCCGCACCTTTAGCCTGCAGGGCATAGCCCATAATCTGATCGTCTTCGATATCGTTACGCTCAACTTCAACCGTCGCTTCCCAGTCTTTATTGCGAATGGTGTAGTTGAACGCGGCGAACGCTTTAATAACCTTGTCGCCAATCCACTCACGCATTTTCGGGAAACGGCTCAGCCAGCTGTAGTCGTTCTCTTTCCCGGTCGACGGTACCACCATCGCAATCTTCTGCCAGTCGGACGGCGTCTGATCAAAGGCGTTCTGGAAGGTCGCTTTCAGATTAATGAAAATCTGACGCACATTTTTTACGTTAATTAACACGGTTCTCTCCTTATTAAATCAGAACCCAGACGCCATCATTCTCAAGACCCAGCACCTTTCCGGCGACCGGGCGGGCGTTGGTATCACTGGTTTTAGCCACTGTCTGGCTGTCCACCACGTAGCAATCTTTGCCAATCTGCGTCTGCGTGACCGCGTCAGCAGTGCTGTTGGCCAGGAACCAGGCTTTACCACGACGAACCAGCACGCTCGCATCACCGGCTGCACCTGCAGAGTTATCCACCCAGCCATCACAGATGCCGAGGGTGGTATTGGCTGCAGTGGCGCTGCCTGGTACAGCAAAGCCCGCTGCGTTGGCCGCAATAATGTGGCCGCCAAAGAGTTCAGTGGCTGCCGCAACCGGGACGGCAAACAGCTGGCCGTCGCGATAAGGGGTATGACGATCCATTTCGCTCTCCTTTATTTGAGGTATTTCGCGACGCTTTCCGGGTCATTGCCCATCATGGAGCAGATGGCCGGGTCAATCGCATCATCTTCAGCACCCTGTGACGGGTGTGACGGAAGGCCTGCAGGCGGTTGCCCCTGAGTCTGACTGGTCGTCAGTGCGGCAATCTTTGGCGCTTTTTCGATAAAGGCGGTAAGACTGGCCGGATCGGATTTCGCCAGTGACGCAGCCCATGCCTGCTGTGCCGGAAGCAGACGACCGTCGCCGAGGGCAACCGTAATCAACGCTTCAGCCTGTTGCGTGGCGAGTGCGGCGGTATTACCCGCACCTGCACGCTCTGTTGCCTGCTGAACGGCTGAATGCATGACCTCCACCGAAACCCACTTAGCCGGGTCAGGCGTGTCGAGTTTCGCTGACAGGTCGGCGATGCTCTGCGCGTTCTGGTTCAGGATATCCAGCAGACTGACCGACGCCGCTGCAGTCCCCTGGCCATTGGAAATCATGGTGATGATTTTTTGCAGCTCAGCCATAATCTCTTCTTTCGTTGAGGCGGTTGGCAGATTGAGCATCCAGCGCAGGTTGCTCAGTAGCTCATTGAGAAATTCTTCATCCATTTCGGTCTGACCCTCTGTGGTTAAATGCGCGGCCATCAGGGAGGCGGCAGCAAGTAACACTTCCTCCATCCCGTCCACCGCTGGTGTATTGGTCAGCGCGGCGTTAAGCAACTCCAGTACCTGACCGGTTTTGTCGTAAGAAAATACGGGGGAAATAAAGCGATACTCTTTCGCCTCGACCATTGCAGCCGCAGCGGCTGTCCACTCGACATCGATGGCGAACAAACCCTCGCCATCCCGCCACTCCAGCTTTTTGAAGAATGCAGCTGCAGGCGCAGGCAGACCGTTTTTAGCGGCCCGAAGGGTCTGGTGTTCGTAGTCAAGGACATAGGGGGTGGCGCGGGCATCAGCAGCGGCAATAAGGCGCTCTGCAATTTCCCGCGTCATCAGCCAGGCGGCGCATTCGGTCGGGCGACCATCACGGGCGCGGAATTCACCAGCCGGAAAGAGCTGAATGACACCGGGAGTAGCGGTGTTAATTTCCTGGGTGAGTGAAGCGATGAGTGTCTTTTTCATGGTGCCGACGATACGGCACCACTGCGGGGAGGTTCAGATGAAGAGGTTCAGTGGATTATCGCTGAGGATCGCTTTGGTTGTCGGCTTATCGGGTTTAGCAGACTGACGCCTGCGGGCAAAGTATCGGTCAGTGAACCACTCAGCAACTTTTATAACCAGCCCCCCTAAGATGCCAATGAAAACCCACTGCTGCGGGGTGAAATAATCAAGGAAAGCTTTGAATGTGTACAGTTGCCCGCTCCCGTAATGCATTTATGAGCCCAGGCCTTTTTAAACCGCTTTTAAAAACGTCTGAACACCTCTTTGGCGAATCACTCTAGCACAATCAGACTGAACGCGTCACAGCGCGTTACAGGACGAATTTGCCCTCAGTCTAAAATACGTTTCAGATACTGCTCAGCCGTATTCTCCATCTTCTCCACGTCATCTTCGGTGAGATGCAGGAAAGGACGCGCGGGCATCCTAATTTTATACGCCCCGATAGTGTTCCACTGCTCAAAGTTGGAGCGGGATTTTTTAACGAACCGGTTACCCACTGAACCATCCTTTTTCTGGCGGTACCAGGCTTTCTGACTGCGGGCCGGAATGCTGATTTCCCCGCCTTCCTGGTGGATGCGGGCGTATTTCACATTGGTCCCGACCGTCGCCTCATCATTCGTGCTGTACTGGGTGATACTTGCCGCCAGTCGACCGCTCTTCTGGAGAATTTTACCGCCCCGGCGCTGACGGGCGTATGCCGGGCTCCAGCCCATCCATGCGGGGCGACCCTGTTGCGCGAAATTTTCTTCGACGGCATCGCCCATGGCAGCGGCCATCTCGCGCATCAGGGGGGCGCGGTTTTCCAGCTTTTTAATGAGTTCACCGAGTGAACGCTCAAAGTCACCAATGTCATACCTGATGGCGTAACTCATGATTTCAGCTCCAGCAGCTGCGTCGCGCGTTCAGATAACACATCACCAGGAGTGACGGTGGCACCGGCGTTCATCAGCGACAGACGCCAGCCATTGTCAGACTGCACACCACGCACCGCGCGGATACCGTTCTGCCCGGAGAGGAGCCACACCAGAGCATCATCATCAAGCCAGACACCCGCTGGCTGACGTAGCAGAACGGGAAGCTCTGACCACATCGGGCCTGGAGCCAGCCGGACATCCTCTTCGTGAATGCTTAATGTGATCGCACCGTTAACACCACGCTCTTCGAGGCGATTCAGCAGCTCAGGCTGGATACCGCCAACGCGCCTCAGGTCGCCACGGGTCTTCTGCCGCACGCTGACGGTGTCGACCCAGCGACGCACATCATCACTGACGGCATCCAGCACTGCAGGTTCAGACAGTGTTTCATGGATGGCCTGAGAGGCAATCCGGGGCGTGGTGGTTGCAGATTTATTCATAAGGCGCTGTCCGAGAGAAGAGAGCCAGCCCTGACCCGGATTGTGCCCGAATCCGGCATCAGGCGTGTAAAGCTCGCCGTTGAAGCGTAACGCCTTAACGTCACGGGTTTCTTTTGGTCCCCATGCCTGTTGTACCGTGACAATGTCCTGCTCCCACGATTTGACCTCAATCCCCATGCGGTCAGCATCCGCCTGGGTTCTGGCGCGAATGCGGCACCGGCAGTGGTATCCGTCAGGCGGGTACATGAACTGCCACACAGGATCGTCATAGCGGGCAGTGAAACCATTGAGCCTGGCGTGGAGTGGCCGGGTGTGCATATCCATGACGGCCACGCGTTCCCATATGGGGCGAAACTCCGCGTTGGCCATCTGCTCCGCATAGCGACCGGCACCATACGCCGCCTGCATATTGGTTTCAAAGATGGTGCGCAGACGGCGTGGCGTAAGTTGTTTACCCTCCAGTACACCATCTTCATCGGCGACCAGCCTGGCACGGTCAGCAAGCCAGCCCTTACGGATCAACGTTGGGGTAATCTGCCGTTCGAAGTCCCGGAGCGTGCCGCCGTTAACAATATGCTCGCGCAGCGATTGATGAATATCCTCAAGCACATCCTGTTTAAGGACGCCCGCCACGGTGAAACTGGTGGCGTGGGCGCGGGCTTCAACATCGTGCCAGTTAAAGCCGGTGGTGTAGCCCTTCGACTCAAAGTAGGCTATCGCTTCTTCGGGCTTTAACCCGATGGCGTACCCCAGATCAACATCAGCTTTCGGCATTGAGTCGCCCCCAGACCTCGCTGACAAAAAGCGCCTGCTTTATCAGCTGTTGCAGCTGCGCATCATCCAGCTGAGGATAACTCGCAGCAATGATATCCAGTGCCTCATCAGGGCTTTGCCCCTTGCTCAGAGCCGAGACCAGCGGCGCAATCAGCTTATCCATGGCCACCGCGATGCTCTCCCCTGGCGATGTGGCGCTGTCCAGCGCATCCTGCGCAGGGTCAATAACCTCACCCGTGGTGCTGAGTGCCGTGAAATGGCGGAATACCGGCGTGGTGCTCAGCCCCACCGGAGAGGGTGCAGCAGGCGGCGTCAGCACAGCTTCGTTATCTTTTGGTACCGGAATCCCGACCTTTTTGTGTATCCATGAGGTCGGAATAGTGTCCATCCCGGCGCGTACCAGTGCGGAAACACCATTGGCAAAGGTTTCAATGCTCTCCAGCTCGCGGGTATCAAATACCAGACGCGGCTGACGGCGCGGGCTGACGTTATAACCATTAATGGCCAGTAACATACGAATGAAGCCTCGATAAAACCCTTCCAGCTGTCGGGCATCAGCGGTCAGGAGATCGTGACGGACTTCGTTATGCACATTACCAAGGGCGTTTGTTGAGGACTTACCGTCCGCCTGTGACGTCAGCGTGCCGCCGAGAATGACCTTTGATTCGGTACGCTCGCACCAGTTAATCATCGCCATGAAAGGATCAGACTGCCCCTCGGCGGCATCCTTAAATTCGATTTTGGTGTTGTCAGGAATAATCCCCGATGCGTTATGACCGATACTGACCAGCGCTTCCATGAGTTTATCCTGCTCATCCTGGCTGGCCCCGGACATATACGACCCGATACGCGGCGGCAGTCCGTAGATTTCAAGGAACTCAGCGAGATCGCGCACGCTGTAGTTTTTAAACAGATACGGCCAGACCAGCACGCGGTATAACCCTGACTGCGCGATATAACCTGACTTGGCGTTGTGCGTATGCACCAGCCAGCCAAACGGCCAGAGCTCTTCTCCACCCAGCGTGCCGGTGTTAAGACGCACCTCGTCCCCGGCTTCCGGCGTGGTACAGAACCAGCGATGCGGACGCAGTTTGATTTTGACGGGCAACCACAGATTGCCGTCAAGTTCCCACTTTTCAATCTCCTGAGCAGAAAAACCATGCCCGATAGCTTCCGCCGCGTTCAGGGTAATATCTTCCATTTCCTGAAGGTCAGCGAACCAGCTGGCCACCATCGCGGCGATCTGCTTTTCTTCCGCCGTCGCGTTCGGCGGTGGCTCGATGCTCCAGTCCAGAGTAAGCAGCGCATTCTTGCGCTTGGCCATTTCGGAAAAAATATGCCCGTCCCGCTCAACCATATCTTCGAAGAGGTCAGCCTGAGCCGCCAGATCGCCGCGCTCAGCCGCTTCAAGCAAACGAGGAAGACGGGCAATGGTCATACCCCGCGAGGGGTGAGTTGGCCAGTCGCGCTGAAGCTCGAACGTGCGGGAGGTCTGGGGGGCTTTAAGCACCTCTTTATTAAGCGGGCGACCATACTGGTCAAGAATCTGAACCATTATCAAAATCCTCCTGAAGGACCGAACCTGTCTCCGCTATGGCCACGACGGGGAACAGCTTTAAATTCAAAATTACCAGCGCCGGAAACGGCCAGCATCCAGAGCATATGCAGGGCATCTGGCCCGTCATCATGGTCAGCTTTGGGGAAATGCCGGAGCTGGTCGATAAGTGTGGTCTGGGAAGGGTGCAGCCGTATCAGGCCGTTGGCCATATGTGGCTGCAGTGACTCAATGCGCAGGAGCTTATCAACCGAAGGCGTGACGGCCCTGGCAGGAACGGGGATACCCATCGCAGCGGAGCGCTTCACCAGTTCGGTGCGCAGGAACTCCTGGAACTGGACGGACTCGACCGCCCAGACCAGACAGTTATATTCCCGCTGCAGCTCGATAACGTCAGAGATAATTTTGTCCGGCACACGCTTACGGATACGCGCTTCGACCACATCCAGAATGCCGGTGAAGCGGTTGAAGCCACCGACCAGTAATGCGGAAGGGTCGCGGCTGTTACCGTGTTTACCCAGGCTGGGGTCACATGCGCCATAGAAGCGCCACTCGTTAAGGCGGTTGACCCAGAAGTTAATGCAGCCGGTAAATGGCGCATCTTCGCCGCTGACGGGATCGTTCTGATATTCCGCATCAAAGGTACTGTGGCCATCACGGGCGCGGATGAGCATCAATGCATAAAGCGGACGCGCAGCCCATGAAACAACAGCTCCTTCATCCATCTCAGCCTGATGCTCACGGTAATATGCCTGCGCCAGAACCTGACCATCTTCATCGTTGTTGCGCAGGATCTCTTCCCATTTATCCCACAGCGACATATTGTGCGGCCAGCTGATGAGCGCTTTGAACCGGGCCCGCGTCCATAGCGGATTTTTAAGGGTGCGGGAAAGCACGGAATCGTAGTGCAGGATTGTCCCGATATACACCACATCGAACTTGGCCCCCGCACCACCGAGCGGCAGGACGGTTTTTTTGAGCCAGTTATCGAGCTTGTCACGCTGCTCAGGGTTACGCACCAGCTCGTCGTTCTCGATATCATCGAGCACAGCCAGGTCAGGACGATACGGGCCATGGCGCAGGCCACGCAGCTTTTTTCCACTACCGGCGACCTGCACCTTAATGTCGTTGCGGGTGAGAATTGTCCCGGCCTGCCAGACGCGGCCACCGCCCGTCGCTTCAGGAAAGTCCATCAGCAGACGGGGGTTAAACTGCAGTTCCGCCTTTATCGCCTCCAGCATCGGATAGGCCTGGTCGATGGAGTCCATAATGATGACCGGGTAATGCTTGAGCGCCAGCACAATGCACCAGATGACAAAAAGCTGACTCACGATGGTGGATTTGGCTTCACCACGGGGAGCCGCTATTGCATCGTTCTGGCTCCCCGTGGCCTGGATGATTTCAGGCAGGCGCTTGTAGAGATAGTTATGCAGTTCGCTGCGGGCAGCATGGCGGACATAGTGCGGAAAATAATGCTGCACAAAGTACTCAAACCCCGTTACAGGGTCAGCGACAAGGCCACGACGCGCAGCGACAGCAGCAGCAGAGGGGTCAAAGCCCACATCTTCCGCTTCAATGGTGCGACGAAGACTGGCGGAAAGTTCCGCAAGTTCGGCAAGAAAATCTTTGCTGGATAACTTAGTTCTGGCCATGATTAATTTGCCCTTAACAGCCTGTTAATGGTGATTACGGAGGGCTTTATTAACCTCGCTGATAAAGCGGTTCATCGACTCGATGCCGGTTTTATCTCGTTCAACGTCGAGGCTGTAGCAGCCTGTCGACGTCGCGACGGTTACGTTTCTACCGCCCGCGAACCGGATCCCCAGCACGTCACTGGCCATCACAAAAATTTCACTGTTAACCCGGATTAACTGGTCAGCCATAGTGTTGTTCCATTTCCTTGCCGAATGGTTCAAGGATCTCAACGAATGCCGCCAGGTGCTTCGGATAGTGCTCTGCAACAAACGCGCTGAGCTTCTGGATAACATCCAACGCTACCGCCAGCTGACTCACCTCCGGCAGTATTTTCTTGTTGGCTGCGACGGCTTTGTTAAATGCATCGGCAAGGCTTGCCAGAAGCTCGACGCGCTCTCCCGGAGGGAGCTGAGACTCGGTTGTGAGCAGTTCCAGCGTGGTCTGATACTGGGTCATTAACCCGGTGAGAATGGCGCGGCCAATCTCTTCAAGCCCATTCCCGGCCATAAGGTGTGCGGCGCGTAACTTATCCCAGTCATCGCCTGCGTCCTGGGCTTCCTTCTTCCAGCGGCGAGCTGTCGCAAATGCCACGCCAGCCTGAGCGGATGCGATTTCAAGCGACATCTGGCCGAAGATATAAGATCGTCGCAGTTTTTCCCGTGTTTCCTGCGGATGCGCCATATCACAGCTCCAGTTTTGCGCGAATGAGCAGAATCGCCACCGTGATGACACCGCCTGCAATTCCACCCGTAATCGCACCGGCAGACGCACCACGGCGAGCCGCATCGTCGCTGATGGTCGTGAGGCGAACATCAATCCGGCTCAGCTTGTCATTAATCCCGCCCAGAATGTCCGGGCTGACGGGGGCCTGCAGGCGTTCGAGCTGAGCGGAAATCCGGCTCAGCGTTTCCTGCTCGCTCTGGCTGATTGTCGCGCGGCGGGTTCTGCGCTTATGTCTGGCTTTCATTTGTCCTGTTTCCTGTCCAGTTTGTTATCAATGCGCTCGATAGCCGCTCGCAGCTCCCTCATCGCATCCATCATTGCGGTGTAGTTACTTTTCGCATCCTCACGGCGCTGGTATTCATCCCGGATGCGATCAACCGCCTTTTCCAGGTCGGTAATGTCTTTTTGCAGACGGCGTATCCAGATGGTGCCGAAGGTTGCAGCCAGCGCCAGCGCAATCTGAAAGGCCATATCAAGAGTCATGATGTTGTTCACTTCCTGTAATACTCATTTATTGCCTGCAGCCTGCCCTCAATGAGCTGGCACCATGCGCCGTATTCCGCTGAAAACGACACTATTCCAGTGGGGGAGAGTCCGCCACCGGTGCCTGTGGTCTGGCCGGTATGACCAGGAGCGCCGCTGGCGGTGGCTGGCAGATGCTGACCAGCGGGGAGGCTTTCGGATCCTGAGTAGCCAAAGGCTTCACGGAAGAGCTGCAGGCCGCCAGGGCCAATGCCGGTATAACCAGGACCATCTTTATCAAGTGCATCTTTAAGCCTCTTTTTAAGATCGCGAACAGTCTCGTCATGTGCCTTTTGCTTTTCAGCCAGCTCGCGGGTCAGCGCATCCGCTTTCTGCTGCCAGGCGTTCTGCTTATCAAGTGCAGCCTTCAGGTCAGCTGCATACTGATTTGCAGCGCTGAGCCTCTCCTGATCCCACTGCCGTTCTTTTTCACTGAAACCATCAGTCAGGCGTTGCTTCTCCTGGCTGAAGGCCAGCGCCTGAGCGTCCAGCTTGTTGCCTGTGAGGAAGGTGCCGAACCATATCCCGCAGCCTGCCAGAACCACGACGACGAGCAGCGGTTTCCAGCTAACCCTCAGGATTTTCTGGGCTGCTTCCCACATCGCGCACCTCTCTGGCTCGTTTGATGGACATATGTTTTGATGCCTGACTCTGAGCCACCCACGCGCCCAGATAGGTGAGATACAGCTCACCAGGAGTTTCGGGGCGGGTAACGGTGAGCCAGACCAGTACGAAGGAACTGACCAGGAAGGCCAGAAAAACGATGGTGTCTGACGTAGAGAGACGACCGGTGGCCGGGTTCGTCACCAGATCGCGCAGAGATATTTTCATAGCGCCGCCTTAGCGACATTCAGCCGCGCCACGCGGTCAGCCTGACCTTCAGCCGGAGGGTTGATACGCCGGGTTACGGCCAGAAAATTGCCTTTGTCAGCCAGCTCGTTGCAGCCATTTGCCTTCCAGTACCAGGCAGCGCTGCGGGCTGCGTTGAGATACTCCAGTAACAAATCGGGATTCGCGATGAGATCGAGGCCCAGCGCCTTACCGCAAAGGCGGTAATTATTGCGCAGGGTAATCTGAATCAGGCCACGTCCGCGAAAGCGCCAGCCATCGCCTGATGCTTCATTACCGTTACCCCCCTGATTTGCGTAAACATAATTCGCCATTTTTTCAGGGTTACGGGTATAGCGTCGGGCAAATTCAATCTCGCAGGGCTCGATAATACGATTCTTATTGAGATCGAAGTCGCTGCGGAAAATACGCGCCACGCGCTCAGCATCAGAGTAATAGAGATTTTCACTGAGCCGACTGAAACCCGCGCTTTCATGGCCGGTTTGAGCAATAAAGGCGGCAAGTCTGGCGGGTGTATTAATTTCGAATTCAGCGGTGGCTTTACCGAATGGTTCAAACCATCGTTGCGCCATCACTGGCGAAAGAGCTGCTGCACGCTGAAATTGTGGGAGTGTTAAAAGCATAACGCCATCCGGTTAAAAAGGGATGGCGTCAGTATTTCATCGGGTTAGGTGAATAATCAGGTGAAGAGGTTCAGTGGAATTAGTTGTCAAACTGTACAACAAACTGATCTTTCTCTTCACTGTACCATTTCACTGTATATGAAAACACTCTATCAGAAACAGTCAAGTTACAGTGTCTCACTGCATTAACCCGGTCATAACTCATTTGCGCGGGCTCAGAGAATTTTTCTCCATTCAGCAACTCTGTAAGAACAGAATGGACATCGGATGAATCACAGCCAGGTAAATCACCTTTGTAAAAATTAATCACTGGGGCAATAAATGCTAAAATGAACATCAGGACATAAACTGATAAGGGGCTAACATTTTTTCCGCCCTGGACACTACTGGCATCATCCGAGTCTGATAATGCACTTCCGATTAATTTTTTTCTTTTAAATAGATACAATGGAATGACAATGAAGAATATGAATGCTGAACCAATCCCCCAACGGGCAGGTCTTGCAATGTTATTGGTGATAGCATCTTTGTAAACAGCAACAGAAGCACCGAATATAATTAAAGCAATTAAAAACTCCATGTATATTACCTTTTTAAAAAAGTTCTTGTTGATTGATTGATGTGTTTTGTCTGTGCTGGCTTAGTAACTGCCATCCAAAACGATCGCTGAATCCATACTTAGGGCAAAGAAAGGTCATGGCCATAAGAGAGGATGAACCTTGTTCACGCACTTCGGCGAACTCGGCGAGAAAGCGGCGGTTGCGTAATTCACGAAGGGCACGATCACAGCGCGGTAAATAGAGAACTTCTCCGCCGAAATTCTTGATGAGTAATTGGGTTTTATCATCGCCGATAGTATTGCGCAGGAGGGCTGCGCGGCTGGCCCCCATAGCGCGGAGGCCTTTACCTATCGGGAACGTGGTGCCACCAAAAGCAGAAAGAAGCTGCTCGGTCGCCGGGAAGCCTATCAGGTCAGCTATTTGAATCACTGCTGATGGCAGCAGCTCCGTTACCTGTTCCAGATTCATTATTACGCTCCCGCTTTTTTCGCCGACTCGCATCAATGCTGAGAGCCTGCATGAGTTTGGTTAACTGTTCAGTCGTCAACCACTCGATGTATTTGACGTGAAACATATGATCGCACATTTTCTCGGCATAATTCCACGGACGTTTTGCATCTGCAAGTAATGCGTTAATTTTAGAAAGAATTGACTCGCGCGTATTGGCAACCTTTGGGCGTCGACCGTGTTTTACTGAGTAGCGAGGAAAACCCTTGTCATGCATATATTCCATGACAGCCTGCAGCTCGTCGAGGGTGCATTTAGTGGATGATGTTTTACCGTTGCATAAGCGAGACAGAACACTACGGTAGGTTACCTCATCCCACCCCAGATATGCCTGACCGGCTTTAATTGCCCCTATAAGGCCTCGTTTTGCTGGCGTGGACATAATATTTCTCCTGTTGGTTGTCATTATCGCAGGCACTTTATGAAGTGCCTGCTGTAATGACTTACTTTCAAGGTTTCATTTTGCTGACTGATATACCACCGATTTTCCCTTCGACCCTGACAACCAGACGACCATTGCGCATATGCCAGGCTGCCGGGCGGGTTATTACAGTTTCCCGCTCCGATACACCAGGTGTCAGGTAATAATGGAACTGTGAGTCAACGGGGAAGCGCTGGTTAAAGGTCTTTGCTGTCAGATTTCTCAGGAGATGTCCCATAGTTTTCCTCCAGATTCGCATCGGTGGCAATAATGCTTAATGGCCATAAGAGAAAGGCAAACCAGTAATTCTGGCGGGATAAATTAGCTAATCCCACTAATCGGGCCAGAATGCATATCCAGCACCAGCCAAGTGTTAAATACATCGCCAGCAATATGATAATGAAAGCTATATCCATCACTTTATCCCCCGAAGTTTCTTGAAAGATTCAATCGCCTTCTTCATATCAGCCTGAGTCCCCTTATTGCGTACCTTACGGTTACTGGCGTCGTAATAGTTGAACCGCAGCTTAAGTGGCACCGCCAGCAACTCGACAACCTGGCTGTTATCGCGGAAGAACCAGATTCGGCGGTTACCGTTATCCTGGAACTGGCAGCCCGTTACGCTATGCATAACTCACCTCCGTTAATGGGTGACGCTTACGGTGGATCGCAATCGACACGCTTTCCCAGTCCTGGTAAAGGAACAGCAGCCCTAGCTCACAGGCGCGATCAAACTCCCTGGTAGCGCCGGTGCTCTTTTCCCACCCGTTCAGCAGGAATACCGCATCAGCCTGCTCAAGCATGGACAATGTAATTTGCAGGTACTGCTCATGCTGCAGGCCGTCTGGAAGAATGGCCGGGTTGAGAACGGTGAAGCCGCGCTCTTCCAGGATGCGAGCCTCAGCGTTGAATTCATCGCGGTTAAAGTTGTGATACCCGGTCATTGGACCGGCAATGAAAACCACTGGCTTACGCTCAGAATGTTTATTTATATTCATCAGAGAAACCTCACATGATTTTTCCAGCGGTTCTGTGCAGCGCTGCGTTTCTTCTTGTCGCACCACTCGTTGCCAGGCCGGGGTATCGTTGATGGCCAGCCTGTCATCGCTTTACGGTTACTGAATTTGAAAGGCATGCGCAGCAGTCTTCTTACTTTGCGGTTTGTCATTTGGCATCCGCCTCAGAGCGAAACATCATGATTGTCAGAGCGCCCTTTGTGGCAAGACGAACGGTTGTTCCGGGCTCAATGCTCTGCAGATCGAAAGCGTCGTACAACTCATCAACAGCCTTCTGGCGACGTGATGCCTTGCGGTGTTTATCCCACGATTTCAGGACAACAGATGTAAACCACTTACCGGCCTGGACCATGATGAATAGCCAACCCATGAAGGCGAGTCCGGTATTCAAAATTTCGGTGATGGTCATTTCTCTATTCATCTCCCTGGTCGAACAAGATTCGCGAGTAACCCGCATTGGTAGATACTTCCAGCCATCCATCACACCGTTCACCGGTTCTGAGATTTATCACCCGAGAATGCTGGTATTGAGAGCCTCGGATGTCTTCCAGTTCATCATCGCTGAAAAACATCGGCTCTCCGCAGTGAGGGCAGTAGCATCCGTAATCACCATCAGCGCGCCCAATTTTGTTAACTATGAGAATTTCGTTGGTAGCCATATCACTCTCCTTTACCGGCAGCGGCAGCGCGTTCTGCGTCATACAGCCATGCATCAATCGGATTCAATGAGTTTTCGATTGGTGCCCCTCCTGATTGATACATCAGCTGCTTTGCACGTAAAAACAGCTCGTTCACAGCTTCCAGCTCATCCAGCTGCGCCAGCACATTAGGGTCACTAACATCAACAACCGTTAGCGCGTTGGCACGAGCAAACTGGACATCAAGCGCTGTTGCCAGATTGCGAACCAGCGCGGCACACTCAGCGCAATGTAGTTCTTTCGCCAGCGCATGCCCGGCTGCTACGAGTTCTTTGACTGGCGTAGTTTCCAGTTGAGGCGAGATTTTCATTTTGTCACTCCAATCTGTTCGCATTTATTAGCTGAACTGCTTACCGCGTGATGCAGCTGCGCATTGCGGCCAGCCAGATATCCCTCGTTTTCCGCCTTATCCGTTCCCCTGGCTTTGCCGGGTTTGCGCGGTTCCAGCTTTTTCATGCCTTCGCTTAATTTCCTGCTGCGGTAACACTCCATCAGCGTTGTCTCCGCCTCCGTAACAGCGAAATCACTGACAACGGCATAAGCACCGTTGACCCAGGCGGAACAGAAGGTATCGGCGCGGGCAACTTTTGTGGCCTGTTTGATGTTCTTGCGTAATGTGGAGAGGTAATCACGGCGGGCTTTCGCCAGTTGCTTACCCAGAACTTCGAATGAATATGCCGCTATCTGAGGGCGTTCGTCGGGGCCGTAATAGTGTATGGTGCGTTTTGCTGGCTTGCCCCACTGCTCAGCGCCATGGCTGGTGTAAAACTTCACGCCAAAAACGCGCGCGACCATCTCTGCCAGTATTGCCATATATTCCGGCATCTTCTCAGCATGAGAGGGGGCCTTCTGGGTAGAAGCTTCATTGATATCCATCAAATCAGCATCAGCCTCAGTCAGTTTGTGGGTTTCCATCAGGCGCTGAGCGCGGCTAAGGGCAAGTGCGGCTTCTTCGGCGCTGGAGTTATTACGCGCCATCGCGAGCAGCTTTTTAATTCTCTGGATATATTTCTCTTTATTTTCCATTACAGAACTCCTTAATTCAGGCGTAAGCCACCCCCGGCAGGTTTACGCCATATTTAAAACAGGTTTAATTAAAAGTTATTTCAGCCAGCAGGTATCAGCGATTTAATATTGGCGAAATAAGGTTCCTGATTTATTTCAACTACCGATACATCGCGGCAGTCGCGAGCCAGATCAACGGTGCTGACGACCTTACCACCACGTAAAACCGGATTCGGCTGATAAATAAAGACGCTACCAACCGGATATTTTTGGTTGAACTCTTTAGCTTTCATCCGAAATCCCCCAGCCGCGAGTAGCCGCGTTCGCGCAGAACTCCAGTCGACGAGTGGCCCAGAATCGACCGGAAGTGCCACGAGCAAACATCAACGCTTTACCCCATAATTCAGCAGCCCTGGAATATTCGCCATTACGTTCGGCACGAATCGCGCCGGTGGCATAGCATCCGTAGTTGTTGCGAGCTGAATTTTCTTTAATCTTTCCAGACATATCACACCCCTGCACCTGCAATATCGAGGGCAATCGGACGATATTCATCCGAATCACCAACACGCTCATACACGCGGATATAAGAACGGCTACCGACGACCTGCACAGCCTCACCGATGGCCTGCATGGCTTGCTGCCAGCGATCATCATCAATTTCCAGACGACGAAGTGCCAGAACACGCCCGGTATTGATATTGCCTTCTTTGTCAGTATCAAACGCCTCATTGACCAGCGCCTTCAGCTCAGGACGGGCACCTTCTGTCCAGTCAGCGAGGCAGGTATCAATAAGCGCCTTTGCAGTCTGAATCCGCTCGTCCAGGGCGATTCGGTCCTGCATGGCTCGCTGGATTTTGAAACGGCCATCAAAGCTGTAGAGCGTGACATTACCTTTTTTACCGCCTTTGATGGCCCCGTATTTCTCCGCTGAAAGGTCGATAAATGCCTGAATATCAGCAAAGGCGCGTGATTTCAGCTCACTCAGGGCAGAGGAAACGATAATCGCCTGCGTAACGAGTTCGCCAACGAGCTGGTCGCGGTCGCGGTCGATTTCTTTAATCAGACTGACAGGCGTCAGAACGCCGCGAGCATCAGTCCAGTATCCCTCTGGTGCCTGGGTGGTAGTGTATTGTTTGATGGTGTTTTCAGTGGACATTGGACTTCCCCTTTTTCTGAATTGCATGACGGATTTTTTCGTTAACATGGCCAGCCAGGCCATATCCCACAGTGGCTGCGACTTTCTGAGTCAGTTCACTGTCTTTGTCATCCGGAACAACCTGGCACTCCACACGGATACCGCGCGGTGCATCGGTTATGCTGATTACGACTTTTGCCACTTATTTTCTCCTTCAATGAATAGATTCTGACCATACGACACGACAGCCGTCCTGGATGAAAAGGCCCTGGCGGTATTTACCCGATTTCCCCTGGCCATATTCGATGTAGCTGGCTTTACCGCTGCTGAGCAGGTAATCACACATGGCATGGCGCTGAATACGAATGACCGGCTGACCTTCCCGAACCACGATACCTTTCACTTCCACGCCACGGGCCTGGAGGGAAACGACGACAGCTTCGGTACGATACAGCGCTGAAACCAGCGAGTTATCTGATGTTAAAGTCAGCATAAAACCTCCTTAAATCCGGATTAATGGATCAGCATTTCAGCTATCTGGTTGACGATATGACCGCTGACCGGAACATCATTCATCGCGCTGGTGCGGACCGCACCGCGCAGCAGCTTGAACAATCGGCGGGCGTTACCTTTTGACGCATTGAACAGCGCTTTGCTCAGGTCTTCATTCAGGCCATCCGGGAGAACGCTGCTGGCGATGACGTCAATATCAGCACCCGGCAGGCTATGCCCGAGGTTGAGGGCGAAACCGACACGGCTATAGAGCTGTACGAGCTCACCGCGTTTGCCCTTGAGGTTCAGAATCAGGCGAGGCATACCAACCAGGACGATGCCGATCCCCGTTTTGTCATGGATGCGGCGGATAGATTCCAGCGCACGCAGAGGGAGGTTCTCGGCTTCATCAATAATCAGCACGCGTCCGGAGTCGCGCAGCTTGTTGATGCAGGCCTCGCTGAGTTCGTGCATATTGCCGCGCGTACTGAGCCCCAGCAGGTTACAGAGCTCTTCCAGGACTACCCGTGCGGTGTAGCCAGGGTCTGCCTCAATCAGCAACGCATCCCGGTATTTGGAGACGTAGGCTTTGCAAATCATCGTCTTGCCCAGACCGGCTTCGCCGTAGAGCACGTTGATATCACCTTCGACGTGTGCCATGCGTATAACATCAACGGCTTTGCGCGTTGTTGGGGTATCAACAAATTTGACGCTGATACGTGCCGAACGTTCTTTTTCATGCTGACGATCGATAAAGCTACGAATATCGTTTTCCAGCGATACAATATCGCCGTCGTATTTATTATTCAGATACTGGCTGATTACGGCCGAGCTCTTACCAATGGCGCGGGCGACCTGTGTCTGGTTAAGACCTTTTGCTTTCATCAGTTCGACAAGTTCATTTTTAGCTGACATAATTACTTCCTCTGTTTTAGTAAATCAGCGGCCTGTGATGTCCAGTCAGAAGGTCGCTTTTTTATTGCCCTGACTTTTCAGCCATTCTTCACGCTCTGATTCGAACAGGAACACATGTTCCCGAGCATCATTAATACGCTCTGCGTCCGATGGTATTAATGCGCCGAAATCAGGGTACATATCGCTTTCAGGAAGCAGGCCTCTTGCCTCTGCTTCAATCTCTTCCCGTTGTTCGTCGATGCGCTTCAGACGACGCTGGCGACGTTTCTCAACGGCGATATCCATCATGCTGGTTGGCAGCGCGGCACGCTTATTGCCGTTCCAGATGGCGGTGCAGACATAAGTACCGTCCATGCGACGAACGATGACGGCAGCAGGGTCGTGAATGTCATAGGCGACCCGGACTTCCTCACCGTCGACCTGTATCAGGTCAGCGCTGAAATACTGGTTATTCATCAGGTCAATCCAGCCCCGCTGGGCGGTGCGGCACATTTCCGGCATGAAGGCTTCACGAAGCTCGATATCCGTCAGATATTCAATATCGTCACCCTCAGTGGCCAGAACCTCGCGGCGGTACTGTGCTGGCGTCATATGCACACCATTACGTTTTGGTAGCTCGCTGTGCTCATGCAGGTTGTTGTATTTGTCGACTTCCTCAGCAATGGTATCCAGCAGCATCTGCCACGACGGCAATTTACGCAGCGCGTTACGCTGTACGCTCGTGAGTTCGCGCCCATTCTCCTGAGCCTTAATCGCTGACTGGATAGCGCGACCGGTCATCCGCACATGCTCACGGTCGGCCCCGAATCCATTGTAAGTATCAAATTTATTGGCAATCGCTCTCGGTATTACGGCGTTCAGTCGTTCGATAATCCCGCGTGACTGCGGTCGACCCGGAATACTGGTCGGGTGATCAATACCCATGCGAGTGAAAATACCGGTGATATCAGCATCCAGCGTTTTATTGGTTTCACCGCCACCGTTATCCGAATAGACAAAAAGAGGTTTTCCGTGGAATTTCATGGCGTAGCGATAGGCATCCGCTACGGCGATGACGTTCTCTGAGAGCGCCAGGCTCCAGCCCACCAGGTAGCGGGTGCGGCCATCGATAACCAGCGTCAGTTCAGGTGTGAATGGACGACCATGGACCGGATGAGCAACTTTCATATCCAGCGATTTACCATCCGCAATCCAGCAACCATTTACTGGCATTTGTGACCAGTCACGCTTCTGATAAACCTCATAAGCCAGAGCCGCTGAACCGCTGATACGGCCGCGAGCGCGTTCACGTTTTGGTAGCTTTTCCATCGCCCGACGCACGGCATCATAAGACGGACAGACGGCGAGCATCGCTGGCTGTCCCGCATAAATAGCCTGCCATTCAGTCTTGAATGAGCGCCACGCATCCACCAGAGAAGGGCCTGAGAGTTTCCGCCAGTGGGCGAGAAAATCAGGGAGCCACTTAATCTGCTCAGGCTTACGCGCTTTAAGATGGCCTGGTGCCAGCAAAGCCAGGCGTTCGATACCTGGACGTGTAGAAAGGTAAACAGACAGCCATTCCTGAAGTGTTCTTTCGCCCACGCCACGACGGCTGGAACCTTTACGCGCATTGGCAATATCAGCCGCAGCCTGGATGTTTTCCGGCAACGTGCCCTTGCGTGACTCTTTGGCGATGAACTCAACCGCCGATGCGCGTGACATACCGATATCCCGAAGACGCTCAACCTCTGCGGCTAATAATGCGCGGGCGTCGGCGATCTGTTTCTGGCGTTCGGTAAGGTCAGAGACCTCACGCTCCAGCAATACCGGGCACTGCCGCAATAACGTCAGTTCGTCGCGGGTCGTGGTGACTTCCCGCTTTGGTGCAGTCGGCGCTGATGAACAATCAGACTGTTTCAGCACCTCGCGATAATGCCGGGCTTTGACTATTTCACGCGCCTGTTCAGGCAGGCAGTCGATGTGGTACTCGAATGCTTTGCTGCCAGCACGTTTGCGAACCAGTTCAGGGGAGTTGCCTGCACTTTTTTTAAGGCTGTATCGCAGTCCTTGTTGTGTTGTTGGCAGTCCAGGGACGCCAACTAATTCGTTAACAGTCACGAACATGTCACAGGTCCTTGTTGTAACGGCTTGGCCAGATACTGGCGGGTTCTAAATTGAGAGCATTTGCAATAATGCGCTCTCCTTTTGGATAAGAGCGTGCCAGCGCATTTTTCAGCGTGTCGGGTTTTAGTCCCGCGCTGGCGGAAAGGCCGCGCATAGTGACGCCACGCTTGTGCAGCTCGGCGACAATATCAATGCGATGCCAGTCACGCTGTACTTCATTTATTTCCAT